ACTGGTTGCGGTTCGTCTAGTTGTTCCAAATCTCTTCGAATATTTTTTAAAAGAGTTTTTCCGCTAACAAAATCCACAACACATTCAGCCGCTTCATATTTATCAATCAATTCTTTAACTTTCATCTTCCAACTCCTCGTTATATTTTTCTACCAATTCATGCAACCACGACCAAGGTTCGGTTTCTTCAACGATTGGGTCAACCTCTCTTTCTTGCAACCAAGCTGAGAAATTAACCACATTATCAATATAGATTGTGTCGTAATCGCCCCAATCCCAGACGGTTAAATAAATTTCTGTTTCAGTTCCGTTTTCATCTTCAACCGTTATTGAACCTTCTTCAACCCACGCTGTGCCAAAACACAATTCGCAAGTGCCAGTCTGTTCTTCTTGGAAATCTGAATGGTATTCTGTCACTTTATATTTCATCTTCCAACTCATTCACTTTCTTTCTTAATTCTTTGTTCTTCTTTTTCAACAAATCACGCTCCAGCGCTCTGATTCGTCTCTTCCGTGAATCGCACGGCTTCGAATACTCGATTATCTTCTCTTCGTTTTGCTCGATTGTGCGTTTTAATCCGTCGATGACTGTTTGTTTGCTGTATTCCATGGCTTACCCTGCTTGTTTCTCTAGCCAGCTAAAAAGCAGACCAAATTGCTCTGTCACTAGTGAATCATCATTGTATTGCTTACAAATTTCGCCAATCGTAGTTACTGCCCATAGCCAATAAGCGTCCGAGCCAAAACCGACTTCTTGACTCTTCTTATTACTGCGTGCCATCCATTCAGGAATAACTCTGCTAAAGAAATCGATGTAATCAATTCTCATGGCAATTCCTCAATCTTGATATAGATCCCAACTGTGTCAGCCCAGAACTTTTCGGCAATCTCGCTGGCCACTTGGGCATCGTCTTGCCAGTATCCAAGTTTCGTCATGCAATCCTTGAGCAGCTTCTGTAAATTATCTGTATCCGGCTTTGTAGTCTTGTACTGGCCATCGTAACTTTTCTTGATACGAGGGAAACACCACTTAACCGTCAGACGAATCGCTCCTTTAAATTTATCAGGAGGCACATACTGGGCAAGCAAGCTCTCAAATTTCGCTCTGGCATTTTTTAGATCCTCTGGCTCATAAAAAATCGGCTTACCAGATCTCACATTTACCTTTTTCTGTTGATGAGTTGTTGTCGGGATTTTTTTCATCGGTAAAAAGAATTCAATCATCATAGTCTACACCTTTCCACTGACCCGTTTCAGGATTGTAGACGATATAGCCAGCTGTTTTTAGTTGGTCTTTTACCCAGTTTAAAAGAGTCGGCTGATTTGCAACCCATTTCAAGACTTCAGAATCGGAATACCAAAAATCTTGCCCTGGCAACGTGTGATAAAGTGGTGGCATTTTTTTACCTATTTCCAAATTCACTGAATACTTTTTCTTTCGACGTCCCATTTTTATTTTTTCCTTTCTTTTTATACGCGCCTAAGTTCAGAGTGAAGGACAGGGTTACAGGGTTACAAGGGGCGGATGCATAGCCCCCTTGTACCTGTACCTGTTCTTCTGAACTCTCAGGGACATTTCTTAAATATCTCTCCTCAAGGAGGGAGATATTCTGTCCCTAGCTTTGTCCCTGAGTTTCTCGGGTTTGTCCCTAGAGCTTAAAACCCGCATGGTTGTGCGTTTTCTCAGGGACACTCTCGGGTTTGTCTTTGTCCCTACAGACACTCCAGAGACACAGGGACACTCTCGGGTTTGTCTCTGAGAGTCAAGGACATTCCCGAGGGACACTCTCGGGTTTGTCTGTCGGGTTTGTCCTTGTCCCTACTCTGTCCCTGGCTCTTCTTTGGGTGTGATTTGATTGTTTTTTACTTCAAAATCATCTCTATTTTTGACCCATCTTCTGATAGTTTTTTCGCTAACCGGATTGTCTTTTGTTGAAAAATATTCCACCATTTCACTCAACTCAACCGGGTTAATTCCGTCGAATAATGCATCCATAGCAGTAGTGAATCTCTCGTCAGCAGATTTCTTTTTCTTCTCATTACCCTTTTTACTATCTAAATTCTTTTTCCAATTTGGTGCGTTCTCTTCCAATTGGATATCTGCTAACACGCCTGATTCATCAAGCGCATGTACTGGATAGCTAAACCACATATTGACTGGCTTAAACTTGGCAAACTCTCGAAGTGTGCCTTCCACACGCCATGCGGTCGCTATCTGAATCTTGTTGCGAACTTTTTCGAGCTTGTCTACATACGGAGCTCTATTCATGACATCAGGAACACCTTTCTCAAAGTGCGTCCGCATTTGAGCCGGACTCAAGAGGTCATCTAAGCCGACATTCTGTTGGTAATAGGCATTGTTTCGTTCTTGCAAAGCCTGCTTGTATACTTCGCACGCTGCTTGATTCATCCTCTGAGTAAGTAATTCCTCTGATACTTCCAGCTCGACCAAATCGATAAGCGCATCAGGATCTCGAGCGAATACACCCGAACCACTAGCGCGGTCCATGGATTTCTTGCCACCTTGAGACCCCTTTGAATGGTGGTGACAGTAGATAACGCTAGAGCCTAACTCTGTGGCCACTTTATCGAATTGATTCGTAAAATGTGCCATCTGGTCTGCACTGTTCTCGTCACCAGTCAGGACCTTGTAAATCGGGTCAATGATAACTGCGATGTAATTCTTTTTCAAAGCTCGACGAATAAGTTTAGGCGCTAGCTTGTCCATCGGTACAGTCTTCCCACGAAGATTCCAGATATCGATATTCTGGATGCTTTTAGGTGGTAATCCCATAGCTTGATAAACGTCACGGAAGCGATGTAAGGCAGACGGACGGTCTAGCTCTAGATTGACGTATAATACACGCCCCTGAGTACAATCCCAGCCGAGCCAATTCTTACCCTCTGCAATTGCAATCGACATCTCGATTAATGCGAATGACTTACCCGCTTTTGACGGTCCAGCAATCAGCATCTTGTGACCTTGACGAAGGACGCCTTTTATCAACTCAGGAGCCAACTCTGGCAAATTATCCCAGCTATCGGCCAATCCTTCTGGATCAGGCAAGTCATCGTTCAAGTCTTCGATGTACTGATACCATTCATCCCAATCGGCCTTACCAATATTCGTATCTACCAAGAATTGCTTCTGTCCATTACGGATGAACCCAGGCATACGAGATAGTCTACTTGGATTTCGATTCTGTGTATCGACGATAATGCCGTTCTTTTGACAAATCTTATAAAGATAATCAACCCTATTACGGTATTCTTCGTAATTCTTGGCATCTACTTTGACGATGGCATGTAGTGACTTGTTTCCGCTATGCACCAAGGCAACAATCGGTAATTCAAGTTCTTTGTATATGGCGTTCTGTTTATCGATTGGCATACTGTCGGATTCGACCAGGGCATATCTGAAATCTGTCACGTTTTCATTTTTTGCGCCTTTCCCATCCATTGGATTGAATCGAACCCATGCGCCGGCTTCTTCGTGATAATCACCTAGCACTGCGCCGATATCGCCATTACATCTACTAAGTTCTTCAATCAATTGCCCAGCAGTACGGTCAAAAGACCCCTTGGTTGGTAGCCATTTGACAATCTCGCCTGTTTCGTCGTCAGTTTTTGGATAACTTTTAGTCACATAACCAACGTTTTCGCTAGCCTCGAAGAGTGTTTCAAGGTATTTGATAATCTCCTGAACCGGGTTCCAAATAGTTGGCTCATGGATTTCCTTTCCTTCGATCCAGTCCTTGTCGATGACACGATAATCACGGTCAATTGTATCTGTCCAACCTAACTCATGCGCGTTCTCGCTATCGTAGCTGGATTGTGACACCCAGCCATTTTCTTTTGCCAGTTGGGTAATGGTAGCACCAGTCACAATCGTTCCTGCTTCTTCGTTGAAAGTATCCCATTTCTTGAAGCATTCGAATTTCTTGTATCGGCTATCGTTTTGGGACCAGTTATCCCAGTCAGATGCCGTGTATCCTTCGTGCTTCAAAGCCATACCGACATTGACCCACGTCTGGTAGTCTACCGTGGCAGGATTGATATAATCCAGCAACGGCAACAAATTAAAATCATTCTCTGCCACTGTTTTCTCCTTTTCTAAAATAATGTCATCTGCGACACATGACTGTTGATTCTATCTATGGCTTTGCGATAGTATTCTTCATCAATTTCAAAACCGATATAGTTGCGATTAGTGTTAATGCAGGCTATCGCAGTAGTTCCGCTGCCTATGCAATTGTCCAGCACTACCCCCTCATCATTGGTATATGTCTTTATCAAGTACTCAAACAATTCAACCGGTTTCTGCGTCGGGTGAAAATTGTCTTTTTCGTTTTTGAAAAATAATACACTTCTAGGAAAACGATAGCCATCATTCACGGTTTCGATATTATCCTTTTGCTTTCCATAGTTGCTGCTATGCGTACTATAGGTCGCCTTGTACGGTTTTCCGTAAGTAAACTGCGGATTGTATATTGGCAATTCTTTATAGAACACAAGAATGTTCTCATGCGACTTTAACGGCATTCGATTGGCGTTCAAGTGTCCTGTTGCATTGGTTTTTTCCCAAATCCATTCATAACGCAACCATTCTGGCTTGCTCGTTCCTAGCGCTTTATCAAACGGAGTTTGTGCAGTCAGTACAATCGCGCCATTATCTTTGATAATTCGTTCATATTGTTCCCAAAGCTTATTAAACGGCAGTACACTGTCCCAGCTGTTTCTGGTCGTGCCATAAGGCAAATCACACAATATCATGTCGATTGACTTGTCAGGTATTCTTTGCATACCGACTAAGCAATCTTCGTTGTAAATTATATTTAGTTCCATACATCACCTCGGCACATATTCAGCTGGTCGCACGCCTGCTGGCAATCGCCAACCGTTGGCCGCAATGCGATCAATCATATTTCTAGCGTGGTCAAATTGCCACATGCCCACATCTTTAAAGCCACGGCCTTCCAGAAAGCGAATTTGTTTCGGTGTCGTCAATTCTTCGGATTGTCGTTTGTGCAATCTGTCTAAATATAAAGCAGCCTTTCCAGCATTCCCGATTTCATCAGGAAGTATACCGTATTTCTCAAGCGCTTTAATTTGCTTGTCACTAGCAGGCGCCATTTCCCATCCGAAATTGGGCACGTAGTTCGACAAGTCTTCAGCATGGATAGACATTTCAAATTGCAATGGATCCACTAATTTGCGTTTACGCTTACGCATTTCTTCCAATTGTTTGGCCAAAGCTTCTTCACGTTGAGCGACTACGTCTTCTGCAGCCTTAACTTCCATATCTTCAAGGTCAAGCATTACACCAGTTTGCTCTTCCATGTTCTCAACCATTTTCTGAGCGACTTCTGGAGTCTCGCAGATTAAATGAGCTGGACGGCATAGCTCGTGGCGTTCTGTATGCCAGAGGAAGTCTAGCAAGAGTAATTCTTCCTTCCCTGGATGCAGACGAGTACCACGCCCCACCATCTGGCTATATAAGGCACGTACCTTAGTAGGCCTTAGCACAACTACACAATCCACTGACGGGCAATCCCACCCTTCAGTCAATAACATCGAATTACAAAGCACGTTGTAACGGTCTTTCTCAAAGTCTTCTAAGATTTCTGCACGGTCCTTGGACTCTCCATTGACTTCAGCAGCACGAAATCCTTTTGCGTTTAGGATATCGCGAAACTTCTGTGAGGTCTTTACCAGTGGCAAGAATACAACTGTTTTGCGGTCAGCGCATTGCTTGACCATTTCATCTGCTATCTGCTCAAGATATGGATCTAATGCTGTTCCGACGTCGCTCGCTTTGAAATCGCCTGCTGACATGCTGACATTTGATAAATCCAAGCTAAGCGGGATTGTCAATGCCTTGATTTTAGATAAGTAGCCTTCTTTGATAGCTTGTACCAACGAATATTCATAAGCGAGACTGTCAAAGTAGGAGCCGAGGTTCTTCATATCTCCGCGGTCTGGGGTCGCTGTAACGCCCAAGACATCTGACTGCTCAAAATAGCCAAGCACGCGCTGGTAGCCATCTGATATAGCGTGATGTGCTTCGTCGACTACAATCGTATCGAACCAATCGGGAGGAAATTGACTAAGTCGTTTCTCTCTCTGCATAGTCTGAACAGAGCCAACGACGACCCGATACCAGGAACCAATAGATGTATTTTCAGCTTTTTCTAAAGCCGTACCAAGCCCTGTTGCAGTCTTAAGCTTATCGCTAGCTTGCTCCAATAATTCAGACCTATGAGCAAGGACAAGTACACGCTTGCCCTCTCTCACTTGGTCTTCGATAATTTTGGAAAAGACGATTGTCTTCCCGCATCCTGTTGGCAATACTAAGAGCGTGCGTTTGCGACCTTTAGCCCATTCAGCTTGAACAGCTTCCCGTGCTTCCTGTTGATAAGGTCTTAATTGCATCCCTTACCTCCTAGAATTTCCCAGCTTGGTATCCAGCTTGTCCTTGTGGTTGTTGCGCAAAATTCGGCTGTTGCGGTTGCTGGTAGCTTCCTTGTGTAGCTTGTCCTGGTTGTTGATTTAATACTTTTGTGTAATCAACATCTTCAGGATAGAGCATGGACTTAACTTCGTTGTAATTGTTGTTATTGTATTGTCTGGTTCCGACTTTACATACACCAGTTGCGCCGATGATGGTATTCCAGTTCATGCGAAGTGGTTCGCCTTTTTTCTTTTGGCCAATTGCAGCAAAGAAAGCAGATAACATTCCTTCAGTTGAGCTATGTAAGAATAGGTTGTGACGCAATTCAGTTTCGCCTTCGTTAGCTACAATCTTGATGCTGACGATAGCCTTGTTACACGCCGGCAATTTTCCGGGATTTTGTGGATTCGGTGTGTGTCGTGTACGCTCCATACCGATTACTGTAAAGTGGTATAAACCGTCAGGTAGTAGGACGTATTCCGAGTCTTTTTCAATCGTATCTTCCCATCCAAATTCGCGTTCAAAGTCGTTGTATTGTTGTGTCATGTTGTTTTCTCCTTATGCTAAAATTGTGATTTTATCGTTGTTTGCAAGTTCTGTTTTTAAATAATCTGAGATGTTTTTAACAGCATCTAATTTCCATTTGCCACCGTCCGCTTCAAAGAGAGCTAGATTTGCTGATTTGTTAACTCTGAATACAAACTGACTTGCTGGTTGTTCTACTTCGTTGAAGGTACGATATGGTCGCAAGGTTACTGGATTCGGAGTCTTAGCCTGTGCTAGACTTGCTACACCATCACGAACAGTCACCGTTTGTGTAACGCCGTTATCCTGAGCATCTGCCCCTTTTTCGATTTTTAAGTGACTAGCAAAATCTAAAACTAGATTGCGATCTGCATCATTGATAAACATCGATTGCAACATAATATTAAACTCTTCCTGATTACACCAATTACTAAAAGGAATAACTGGAACAGATGACTTTACAGATACAAGTTGAGGACGTTTGCCATATTCAACATCGACTTGATCATACACGGAAACTCTTTGATAACTTTCTACCACCACTACAAGTCTACGGCCACCGATAAAGTCGTTATCTGATTTGAGGTAATCAACTAAACTTTTGAGTGTTTGAAGTTCAAGAGTCGGCGCGTATTTGCGAGGTCTAAGCTCTCTGAAGTCATGCTTGTTGATGTCGAAATATTCCTTGCCATTTGATGAAGAAATAATTTTATTTTCTTTTTCTGCTAACTCAACTGCATAAGATAATGCTTCTTTAAGATTTTCTGTCATGGTTAGTTACCTGCTTTCTTTTTGTTGTAATCAATGATTTTAGATTTTTCCTGTTGTTCGACTTTTTCGATGAGTTCCCCAGTATCTGTTCTCATATCACCATTGTCGTCAAAGTAAGTTTGTCCAGGGACTCCACTTTTTAACTCATTGGCGTGGATTATACCAGCGTCATCACGACCGACAATAACAGTTGTAGCAACACCTTTTTGCGGTGCCAATGTAGATTTGACTTCCATGCCTGTCTTAACAACTGTACGTTCATCATCTGTTGACATCGTCAGCGTAATAGTGACCTTACGAGTAGCCTTAGCTTCCGTATTTGGATCTAAAATGTTATCAAGGACTTTTTCAAGTTCTTTATCAACCTTCTCTTGTAAGGCTGTATTGGCGATTTTTGATAAATCGATTTTAATAGTTTTATCTTTCATAGATACCTCTTGTTATACCTTGCTATGATTTCTAATTCCCAAAATCTACACCGTAAAGGGTAACTCTGGTTCTTTTCTAACTTGATTTTCAATCACTTCCACAGTTGCTTGCCAATGAGCGACAATCATATCCCAGTAGTCAGTCGGGAAACTTTCAATAGGAGTCCCTAGTGGAAAATGCCCGCGAATGTAAGCGACTTTTTGAAGTTCTTCTTCCGTAACGTTAC